GTAGCGCAGCGACGAACACCGGCAACCGTAGCGCAGCGACGAACACCGGCGACTGTAGCGCAGCGACGAACACCGGCTACAGTAGCGCAGCGACGAACACCGGCTACCGTAGCGCAGCGACGAACACCGGCAACCGTAGCGCAGCGACGAACACCGGCTACAGTAGCGCAGCGACGAACACCGGCAACCGTAGCGCAGCGACGAACACCGGCGACTGTAGCGTAGCGACTGTCGAAGGGAAGGAAAGCATTGCTATCGTTACCGGGAACGGAAGCAAGGCGAGCGGCAAGCGTGGATGCTGGCTTGTGCTTACAGAGCGAGACAATAAAAATCACGTTCTGGGTGTGCAGGCTGTGAAGGTGGACGGCGAAACCATCAAGGAAGATGCGTTCTACACGCTGTCCGGTGGAAAGGTAACAGAAGTCAAATAAAAAACCGCCGAGCGGGAGCGCAATCCCGTTTCGGCGGCAAAGATAAATGTTCAAAGAAAGTCTAACACGAAAAGGAGAAAAAGTCAATGGACAGAGAGACGGCGCACAAGCTGCTTGATCTGGTGTTAAATGCAAAGCACAAGGGCGTGACATTTGAGTTCACGCCGATGTGCAACAATGGCGGACAGGCGAGCTTTTTCATTCACGAGTGGGACGGAAACAGTATCGGCAAATGCCGCGGCTACACGATGGATATTGACGGCGCGTGGCTTGTGCTCGGTGAGGGCAGACGCTGCACGACGCAGGAAATCATGGAGGTTCTGGAGGGGTTGCAGGATGCTGAACATTGAGCCGCCCTTAGAACCGCCCGAGCGGGACGATCAGGAGCGCATTAACCGGCTGTACGACATGAGAGAGGCGGAAATCAGCATGGGGGCGTTCCTCGAGGAGTACGAGGGGCTGTTCCCGGATGAGATCAAGAACTTTCTCGAAGATGTGAGAACGGCAGTTTGGGAATATGAACAGGAGGACGAAGAATGAATGACAATCTGGCGCTATATAACGCGCTGCGCACAGTACCACAAACAGCAAAAAAAGAGATTCAAGCCGGAAAACTGAAAGGTTTTACCGACATCAACCCGATGTGGCGCATTAAGGCACTGACAGAGCAATTCGGACCGTGTGGCATTGGCTGGAGGCCCGAAATTGTAAAGCAGTGGCTCGAAACGCACGACGGCGTTGTGTGTGCGTTCTGCAATATCAATCTGTTTGTCAAGATGGGCGGCGAATGGTCGGCCGCTATCCCGGGGACAGGCGGCAGCCAGTTCGTTTCACAGACCAGAAACGGCCCGCAAGTCTCGGACGAATGCTGGAAGATGGCGCTTACGGATGCAATTTCGGTCGCCGCTAAGATGCTCGGCGTCGGCGCAGACGTATACTGGAACGACGACAGCGTGCGGGAAGATCAGACGAAGTATTCCGGCGAGGCGGAACGTGCAGGAACGGACAAGCTGATTAAGCGCGACTGTCAGGCGTTTGCACGACGGCTGCAACAGGTATACGGAAATGACAAGGCGCAGGAACATCTTATGAGGCTGACCGGATGCCGCACCACGTCAGAGGTGACTTATGACGAATACCATTTCGCACTGCAAAAGATCGAGCGGGAGCTGTCTCTGCAAAAGCCGCCGGAGGACACAATCGGAGATAACGAAGCAGATGTAATCAAGAAAATTGCAAAGGCGCTCGGTGCGAAAACCAAAAAGCAGTTCGAGGAAATCATCGGCTTTCCGCTCGAGAAACTGCCGGAACTGAAAATGAACGATTACGGCGTGCTGATGGTAGAACTGAACAAGAAGATGGGAGAAAAAGACCATCAGAAAGTGATGGAGATGGTGAACGATGACGCATGAGTTCGACAGGGCGCGCGTCGTGCGCGACGAGAGCGGCAACTGGCTTTGCCTGCACGTCAAGAACGCGCCTATGGCGCGCGTAGAGTGCGAGCAGATGAAGGAGGGCAAGTTATACTGTGCAGAGGTAAAGCGCAAGTATGACAAGCGGAGCGTTGACGCGAATGCGCTGTATTGGAAAATGTGCAACAAGTTATCGGCTGCATTGAATGAACCTCCCGAAACGATATACAGGCGTCACATCAAAGATATCGGAAATTACGAAACAATCTGCATGATGAGCAAAACGGTCGGAAGTTTTAGCCGGCGGTGGACGAGTGGGCATTTAGGCAGGTTCATAGAAACAAAAAAATCGACTATACCGGAGTGCACAACGGTTCTCGCGTATTACGGTTCAAGCGATTTCAGCACAAGACAAATGTCTGTGCTGATTGATAACTGTATGCAGGATTGCAAGAATGTTGGAGTGGAAACACTCCCGGAAAACGAAATTGCTGCGATTGTAGAGAGGTGGGCAGATGGAAAAGTGGAAAGTCATACCGGGCACTAACTGCATGTACTGGGTCAGCAACGAGGGCAGAGTGAAGTCGGTTTACAAATATTCCGACCGAAAAGGGAGAAGAACAGGCACGAAAGAACACATCTTAAAGCCGAGCGAGAACAGCATGGGGTACTTGCGCGTTTCAATTCGCATCAACGGAATTGCGCAACGCTGTTTTGTGCATCGACTTGTAGCAGATGCTTTTATCCCGAAAGATGAAGGGAAAAACATTGTGAACCATAAGGACTTTAATCCGCACAACAACGCGGCGGAGAACCTTGAATGGGTCACGGAATACGAAAACTATCGTTATTCGTTCGATAGAGGGAGGTTCAAGCGAACGGACGAGTGGAAAAGACACTTGAAAGAAACGCTTGATACCTGCATGGGCAAATCTGTTATTGGCGTGAATATACAGACCGGAGAAACACGGTTTTATAGGGCATTAAACGATTGCAAACGCGATGGATTTACGACATCGAATGTAAGCCAATGCTGCAACAGAAAGCGAACGAAATACGCCGGTTATACTTGGAGATTTGCAACATCGGAGGAGAAAACGGTATGAGGCGGCAGACGAAGTTTACGGGCGTGTCGCCAAGTGTCTGGAAAGAGTGTTACGACCGGGACGGCGGCGTTTGCCGCCACTGCGGGAAGGGCGGCGTACTGCAAGCGTGCCATTTTGTATCGAGAGCACGCGGCGGCATGGGGATTCCGACGAATTTAGTCATGCTGTGCCCGGAGTGTCATCGGGAAATGGACCAGGGTGACGGCAAGGAAATCAAGGAAGAAATGCGGGAGTACCTCGAAAGTATGTATCCGCTGTGGAGCGAGGAAAAGCAGAAATACACAAAGGAGACAGGACGAAATGCTGAATAAGATCATCTTACAGGGGCGGCTCACCAAGGATTTTGAGCTGCGATACACGCAGAGCAACACGGCGGTTGCAGGCGGCACGCTGGCGGTGCAGAGAAGCCGCAAGGACGCGGGCGGAAAGTACCCGAGTGACTTCATTGACGTGGTTCTGTGGAGTAGGCTGGCAGAGCACGCGCATACGTGGTTCCACAAGGGCGACATGTGCATTGTTTCCGGCAGGCTCGAAAGCCGCGACTGGGAGGATAAGAACGGCAACAAACGCCGCTCGTGGGAGGTGCAGTGCGAAAGCATTGACTTCTGCGGCGGCAAGAGCGAGGGCAAGCCGAAGGAAGAGGAAAGCGACTTCATCGCGTCGGACGAGAGTGACTTTATCATGTCGGACGAGAGCGACCAGGGCGACGTTCCGTTTTGAGAGGTGACAGGGGATGCTGACGAACGGGCATATACAGATTTACCGACAGCTCACAGAGTGGGGGTGGTACAAGGACATCCCCGTCTGCAAGCTGTGGCTGCATATCCTGCTGAGGGCAAACTACAAGGAAAGCCAGTTCATGGGGAGCGAGATTCCCCGAGGCGCGTTTGTGACGAGCTTGCAGGGGATTGCAGACGAGAGCGGGCTAACGGTAAAGCAGGTGCGCACGGCACTCGGAAAGCTCAAGAAAACCGGAGAAATCACGGTGAAAAGCAACCGGCATTATACGGTAATCACGGCATGCCGGTATGACGAGTTCCAGGGCGGCGAGCGGGAGGAAGCGCCTGCAAAGCAGCCGCCGAAACCGGAGATGCCGAAAAAGACGCAGAGTCCAAAGCCGAAAGAGCCTGACCTTGCAGAGCGGTTTTCTGAGCCTGTGCTTTCTGCGGTGCGCGACTGGATCACCTACAAGCAGGAGCGGCGCGAGGCGTACAAGGCTGTCGGACTGAAAAGCCTGCTGACAGAGATAGAAAACCGAGTAAAGCGCCACGGAGCGGCGGCGGTTGCTGAGGTTATCCGGCTGAGCATGGCGAACAACTGGAAGGGCATTATCTGGGATCGCATCAAGGACGCGCCAAAGCAGGCGGAAGCAAAGACGGAACCGGAGAAAACGCCGGACTGGGAACAGGCATGGCTTGCGCAGAAGGAAGAAATCAGACGGAAAATGAGAGAGGAAGGTTATGAGAGGTAGAAAGAAAGATACTCTCTGCTGGGACTGCACGAAAGCCGCTGCGAAGAGCTGCGCATGGTCTGGGCGGTTCGAGCCGGTGAAAGTCGCGTGGAGACTCGGCAGGAGTTTGACTGCGGTAACGTACAAGATCAGGGAAATGAGGCGAGCGGGTGAATTATAAGTTTACGATCAAGGGCACGCTGCCTGGACTGAACGAGTTGATCGAGGCGGAAAGGCGGAACCGGCAGGAGGGGGCACGGCTGAAAAAGCAGTGCGAGGCCGTTGTGATGAATGCAGCGCGGCAGATGGGCGGCGCGGAAATTCAGGAGCCGGTGTACATGGTTTATCACTGGTATGAGAAGGACCGGCGGCGGGACAAGGACAATATCTGCGCGTTTGGGCGCAAGGTTATTCAGGACGCGCTGGTGAAAGCGCGGTATCTGTCGAACGACGGATGGAAAAATATCCGAGGGTTTGAAGATCACTTTGAGGTGGATGCGAAAAATCCGAGGATTGTGGTTGAGATTTGGGAGAGGGACGAAACGGATGAAACAGGTTAAATGTGAATTGTTCTGCGATAATTTCCAGAATTATAAGCGGTATGGCATCCCGAAAGCGCAGCTTGTCATTGCGGATATTCCATATAACATCGGCGCGGACGCTTACGGTAGCAACCCGATGTGGTATGTCGGCGGAGACAACAAGAACGGCGAGAGCAAGAAGGCAAAAAGCAGTTTCTTTCGGACGGATGGCTATTTCAAGATTGCGGAGTATATGCACTTCTGCAACCGGCTTTTGAAGAAAGAGCCAAAGGAACGCAACGCTGCACCGGCGATGATTGTATTTTGCGCGTTCGACCAGATGCAGACAGTGATGGAGTACGGAAAGCGGTACGGGTTCAAGAACAGCTACCCGCTGTTTTTTACGAAAAACTACTCGGCGCAGGTGCTTAAAGCCAATATGCGCATTGTAGGCGCAACCGAATTTGCGGTCGTACTGTACCGCGACAAGCTGCCGAAGTTTAACAACGGCAGGCAGTACGACGAGAACGGCAAGGTCATTCGCGGAAGCGGAAAGATGGTGTTTGACCATATCGACTGGGAGCGGGACGGCAGAGAGATTCCCAAGCTGCACCCGACACAGAAGCCGGTGAAGGCTCTGAAAAAGTTGATTGAGATTTTCACCGACCCGGGCGACACGGTAATTGACCCTTGCGCCGGGAGCGGTTCGACGCTGAGAGCGGCGCGGGAACTGGGAAGAAACAGCTATGGGTTTGAACTGGATAAGCAGTTTTACCGGCTTGCCAAAGATGAAATGCTGAAAGAACCGGAAACGGTGCAGATCAGGATGGAAGGTGTGGTATGAAGACCTGCAAGTGGTACGAACCGTTCTGCGGTGTGTGCTGCAACGGCGACAGCGAGCACCGGGCGGATTTTATGGACGCGGAAAGCGGTTGCGGAGAATGGGAGGAAAACAATGAATAAAAAGTTTGAATTTACCGGAGAAACCAAAGCGATTTTAGGGAATACCCTGCATCGCATTCGGGCGTTGATTTCGTTCGGGGAAGTCGGAGCTGGGGAACTGGGCGGATGGATTGAAAAAGAGGAAAACCTTGATGCTTCCGGCAACGCATGGGTTTACGGCAACGCACAGGTTTACGGCAACGCACAGGTTTCCGGCAACGCACAGGTTTACGGCAACGCACGGGTTTCCGGCAACGCACGGGTTTACGGCGACGCACGGGTTTCCGGCGACGCACGGGTTTCCGGCAACGCATGGGTTTACGGCGACGCATGGGTTTTCGACAACGCACGGGTTGACGGCGACGCATGTGTTTACGGCGACGCATGTGTTTACGGCAACGCATGGGTTTACGGCATCGCACGGGTTGACGGCAACGCATGGGTTTACGGCAACGCATGGGTTTACGGCGACGCATGGGTTTTCGGCAACGCACGGGTTTACGGCATCGCACGGCTTTCCGGCAACGCATGGGTTTACGGCAACGCACGGGTTTACGGCGACGCACGGGTTGACGGCGACGCACGGGTTTACAAGTGCGGTGCGATTTTCTGGATTTCCAATGTTGGTTCGCGCGATGACACGGCAACTTTCTTCGCCTGCCGGGATAAAAAAATCAAAGTAATTGTAGGTTGCTTCTTCGGAGATTTGGACGAGTTTGCCGCCGCAGTACAGAAAACGCACGGAGATAACACACACGCCAAGGTATACCGCCTTGCAATCGAAATGGCGAAGGAACGCATTAAGATGGATGATATGCCGGAGGAAAGCAATGACGGTTGATGAGCTGCGGCGCAAGTCCAACATGGGGCTGCGGGAGCTGAGAGAATTGGAGGAGATGTAAATGGGTAAGTGTAAGCCGGGTGATATTATCACCATCAAAGGGACGGAATTTGCGGTACTGGACATAGAGAAAGGCACGGCAAAGGACGGCAAAGACAAACTGTTTGTGCTGTTAAAAGAGCCGTTTGGAAGCACGCCATTCAGCACGGACGGCAACGACTATACCAAAAGTAAGCTGCGCAATGAGGTAGAGCGGTGGTATTGCGAATTTGCATCTGGTTTGAACAAGGAACTGATTTTTTATAGAGAAATTGACTTGCTGACCATGGATGGACGCGCTAATTATGGGGTTGTTACTTGCACAGCAGCACCTCTGACGTTTGACGAATGGCGCAAGTATTCACGCTATATTCCAGATTGCGAGAGAAGCTATTGGCTGGCAACTGGCGATGGCGCACCGGGGCGCAGCGGCGCAGCGCGTGCACTGCTCGTGTACTCCGATGGCGATTGTCTCAGCTACGTCTGCTCGAACTCGTATGCGGTGCGTCCGGCTATGTGGGTTTCTGAAGATCTGATAGACGAGCCGAAAGACGAAAAGCCGGATTTGAGCGAGTACAGCACGATGGAGCTACTTCAGGAGCTTGTAGAAAGGGCGATGAGGGATGAGCGAGTTTTGCAAGAATGAAAGGCATGGAGGCATATGTGTCAAAACGGGTACTTATTGTAATCTTGGCGCTTGTCCTTACGAACAGCTAGAACAATTTGCCCCGGTGGTACATGGGCGGTGGGGCACGGGACGGTTCAATATGGAAACGGGAAACTATGAGGAGCAGTGCACCCGCTGCCGGAATTTCTCGAAAGAGTGCGGCAAGCCTTACTGCCCCAACTGCGGGGCGAAGCTGGACGGAGGTGCAGACAATGCGGCTGATTGATGCTGATAAATTCATTCTGGCTCTTATGGATGCGTCCTTATCTTCTGTTGACGAGGATACAATCCTTGATTTGGTTGATAGTGTCCCCACCGTAGATGCTGTGCCGGTGGTGCGGTGTAAAGGCTGTATACACTATGATTTAGGAGTTTGCCTGAAAATTTATTCAGATGGCAACGCACAAAAAGATTCGTGGCAATCTCGTAACCCCAACGACTTTTGCAGCTACAGCGAGAGAAAGGATGGAGGTGTGGATATTGAAATTGATTAACTACGAGGAATATAAGAACAAGCTACTGGAAGTCAGAGATAGCATTCCACTGACTGTTCCTGCTGCAACGTATGAACTTATGCTCGAAAAACCGAATACGCATGGTATGGCGATGCGTGGGGGCATTCGTAAGGCTTTGAAGTGTTTGGAGCAATGCCAAAATGTTTCTGACATTGAGCCAACTTCACAGGAGAGAATCTACAAAGATCTTTTAGATGCTCTGTTTGAAGACGTCAGAAGCCTTGATACCACGCTGGCCGATGTTTGCTGTATGTGCAGTAAAGGGGAATGCGACGACTGCAATTTGCGCACATTTGAAGACGAACTATCAGCGCTCCTCGGACGCGCGGCCGAGAGAAAGAAACGAGTTACGGACTGAAATGTTTAATTTACCGAGGTGATTATTTATGAAACAACGAAATTTTGAAGATACGCTTAATCGCCTGAATGCATATCTTACTACCTTGGACGATGATGCATTTTTCGCAAAACTGGGCACTAGTCTTGAAGAACTAAAGTGTAAATCTAAAGGAGCAGGAGCGAAAAAAATGATTGAGCTTAAATCCTGCCCGTTCTGCGGAAGTGAAAGCGCTATTGCTTATCATATCAACAGTCGCCCTCCTTACAGAGAGGCATATATTCCATATTGCTTAAATGATGAATGTTTCATGAATATGAATGAATTTTGTTTCGCAACGGAAGAAGAAGCTGTCGAAGCATGGAACAGGAGGGCGGACAATGCGTGAAATCACCAAAGCCGACATGGACAAGCCGATTGAACCGAAAATGGCGCGTGACGCTGTTACAGCGGTGCGCGATATAGCTGCGTATTTAACGGTGGGTGAGTGGTGCTTGATTATGGCAGGCGTGAAGAAAGCCGTTGAGAGAATGACACAGGAGGGAGCCGATGAGGTTTAAGAAAGACGGCAAGGCGTACGGCAGCATTGAGTCGGTGGTCGGTGAGCATTGCCAAAAACGGCGGTATTGCTTTCAATGTGTGTTATATCGCAAGAAAGGTACGAAATGCTGCGCAGAATACGTGAATGAAAATCCGAAGGAGGTGGCGCACTTACTCGACTTTGAAGTGATTGACGATACCCCCGACATCCGCGAGGTAGTCGAGAAGTACGGAGAGGACGAAAAGCGCAAGCTGACCCGTGCGGACATCCTGCACGCGGCGGAGAAGTGCGTATGCGGACAGCGCGAGACGGACTACGGCACACCGGAGGATAACTTTAAGACGATTGCGGAGCTGTGGGAGTCGTATCTTAATAAAGCCTGCACAAGGGGCGTGAACGTGCGCGTAGAGGCAAAGGACGTTGCTGCAATGATGGCGCTGCTCAAGATTGCACGCATTGCAGCAGGCAACGGAAAGGCTGACAGTTGGATTGATCTGGCAGGCTATGCGGCGTGCGGGGCGGAATGTGAGGGAGTAACGGAATGACCATCTCTGAGATCGCCGCTCAAATGGGCGTTACGCCGGAAACACTGGTGCAGGAGGTTTGCAAGCAGCAGACCGAGATGACGATGCTTACGGTCGTTTGCGGAGTGGCGTTTGCTGTTATAGCAATTCTCCTTGTGGCAATTGCGTTTACCTATGAGCCTATATTTGCAGCGCTATTCGCCTTTCCCTGCTTGCTTGCAATAATGCTGCTATCTAATGGCATACCAGATTATAATGCATGGAAAATCGCACCACATGCCATGGCGAACCAGTACATTGTAGAACATTATGGAGGAACAGAAAATGACGATTGATGAAGCTATCAAGGTAGCAGATGCCAACGCGGAACTCTATTCGAGCTTCGAAGGGTGGGGACAGGCGGTAAGTTTTTACGACACATGCGCTGCCATGCTGAAAGTAATGAAGAAGATGATCGAGGAAGGCAGACCGGAAGACGCGCCGGATGCGTGGCAGGAGCGCAGAAAGCGCGAGTACCGCGAGACCAAGGACCGGTGCGAGAGGCTGCACTGGATGATTACCAAGTACGAGGCAGGCGTGCTTGAGTATACGCCGAAGTGCTCGATCGAGCTGTTAAAGCAGCAGAAAAAGCACATGGGCGAGTACCTGCACGATCTGGAAGTCGGCGCATTTGTGGAAGGAGTGAAACTGTGACGATTAACCAGGCAATCCGCATCCTCGACCCGGCAACGACAGCCGAGGAGCTGGCAACGATCGAATACTACGGCGGTCTGCACGGCCGCGAGAAGATGGTCGCCGCCTGCGACGAAGCCTGCCGCATGGCGGTCCGAATTATGAGAAAATATTTGGAGGAACAGAAATGAAGAAAATTGCTTTAATCGTGCTGGCTATCGTGGCCGCGCTGGTACTTATGATCGCCGCTGCGTTCGTGTCGGCCAATAACCGCGCGGTATCGGCGGAGGAACAGGTCAGTTCGGCGGCGGCCGACGTACAGGTAGCTGAGAAACGCCGTGTTGACCTCGTATACAATCTGGCGGACGCGGTGAAGTCCTACCAGAACTACGAGGGTGATACGCTGACCAGGATTACACAGGCTCGCACTGCTGCTGCATCGGGCAAGGTAGAAGAAGCACAGGTTACGTTAAATGCTGTTGCGGAGCAGTACCCGGAACTCAAGGCAAACGAAAATTACAAGCAACTCATGACCGAACTTGCGCTGACCGAGAACCAGATCGCGCAGTACCGCAACAACTACAATCAGCAGGTACGGGCATACAACAAGCTGGTACGGTCTTTCCCGACCGGTTTTCTGCTGAGGGTAATGAACTATCAGACAATCGACACGACCTACACGGACTACGATGCACCGGAAGATGCTCCGCAGAACCTGTTCGGTGGCGGCGATGGAGATTAAGCCTCGTGAGATTGCGTTCAGCGTTGCAATCGTGTTTGTTATGGTGGCACTGGGATTTCTGCTCGGTAGCAAAATCAGTGACCATATCGCTGAGACAAACGAGAAATTTACCACGGCAGCGCAGATCACAGACGATGAGCAGTTTCAGTACGCGCTGGCTACCGATTTCGGGAATGTCATCGCTTACGGCGATCTGATCGCGGAACAACCTGTTTCGGCAGATGATTTGGACGGCGAATACGCAATACTGACCAAAATCACGGAACGATACACCATGCACACGCGCGAAGTGACCTATACCGATAGCAAGGGACATACGCACACCCGCACCGAGATATATTGGACGTGGGACAGGGTGAAACGAGAAGAAGACAGCACGGAAACCTTTTCGTTTATGGGCGTATCATTTCCCGCGGACAAGTTTTCTGTTTCCACCCATCGGCAGGGCAGTATGATTTATGACAACAGTGAGCTGCGGCATTATTACGTAGTCGCAGATGCCAGCATGGTTGGCAGCATACATACCCGGATCAAGGATCATATGATCGCGGACGATAATGAGTTCTATGCCGACACAGATCCGCAGACGGTCGTAGACCGCGCTGTGAAGAATGAAGGAGTGCTTATCGTTATGTTCTGGGTGTTCTGGATCGCGCTAACCTGCGGCGCGGTATATGGTTTCTGCGCGCTGGAAAACAGGTGGCTGGACGGATAATGTACAGCCCTGAAATGATAGAGTATCTGAAAGAAATCAAGCGCTACCTTGTGTGGCACTATGGCATTACGGACAGGGAGGGGAAGCATTGAACAAGTGGGAGGCGGTGGTAAGGGCAATCAGAAAAGAACCCGGAGAGGAGAAAATGAATGATCGATACTGCGAGGAAGTCGGGCGTTACTTACTATGGCGATACGCCGTGCAGGACGTGCGCTTACTGGCGGACGCTCGGCAACTATAAAAATCTGAAGCTGTGGGCGTGCCACTACGCATTAGTAAACCGGCATTCAAGGGGATGCGAGCCGGGCGAAAGGTGCACAAAAAGAACAGAAAGCTACCGCAGACGGATAGCTTTAAAGCACGACGGAAGCACCGAGGAGATTACAAGTCGATGACAGCGAAAGAATGGCTGATGCGCGGGCGCGCACTGGAAAAAACGATTACAGCCTTGCAGGAGGCGCGGAAACGCGCCTATGCACGGGCAACGGGCGCAACCGCGCCGGTAAGGGACACGCCGGGCGGAAAAGGGAGCACGGGGAACAAGGCAGACCCCTACATCGAACTGGGCGAGAAGATCGCAGAGAAAGAAAACGAGCTTGCAGAGATATACGGCGAGATCGTGCGCGTTCTGGGCGAGATGCGGGACAACGAGCTGCAAACGCTGCTGCTTGAACGTTACGTAAACGGCGCAACATGGGCACAGGCGGCGCGGCGGCTGCATTACAGCGAGGCGCACGTCAAGGGGTACATGCATAGAATGGCACTGAATGCTGTGGATAAGTTAATACCCCACAATACGCAATAATGTGATATACTGATATCGTGGAAGAGCTCCAAGGGAGCAAAACCACGGCATTCACGGGTTGATAAATTCCGGTTATGTCCTCCTAATTCTCTCCCCTGCTTCGGCGGGGGACACGCTCCAAAGGCTGCACGAGGCCGGCGGGGCTCACACTTCCTTTCGCCCAAGGCATTCCCAAATGAGGCGGGAAACCGCCTCGATCTGTCCGCCGCGTCTGCACGAGGGCGCGCGGGCTCTTTGACTCTCGGGAATACAGTTCAAGGAAACGCGGCAGAGATGCCGCACATGCTCCAAAGCCTGCATGAGGGCGGCGGGGCAAAAAAAGACAGCCGGACAGGCTGCCCATAATCTGACGGCGTGGAAAGACACGCAACGGCGCAGCTTACGGAACGGCTGCCTCCTATTCTGACAGCCCGGAAAGACGGACACCAGCAAGGCAAGGCTATGCTTGACAGCCCGGAAAGACGGGCAGTTTCCGAACTCCTGCCGGGGCTGCTGCAACAGCTCGGCGGGCGCGGTACGCTTGCAGGCGATGCCGCCGGGGTCGCGCCCCGCTGTAACCAGTCAGCCGGAAAACAAACCGATAGTAATTGTGACACGCCGGAGAGCGACGGCGCACAGCCCAGAACGAGAGGGCGGCGGATGCACGCCAACGGATCGCGAGAGCCGAAAAGCTGCATACATGCGGATAAAAAACAAGATCAACAAAAGAGAGGTGAAACACTCCTTCTCTTATACATTCCGTGGTATATTGTCTTATTTTGTAGCATGCCCGCATGAAAGAAGCTGGGAGACCATCGGTGAAAGCCCGACGTTCGCGCGGCGACAAGCGCACATACCCCGAAAGGGGTATACATGCAGCCGAAAGTTGATACGCGGTGCAATCCCGCGTGGCTGCACCTCCAATTGTCATAAGTAAAAGCACCTCCCCGGGATGGCTTCGGGAAGGTGCTTTTGCTTAGATGTTGCTTAGATGTTGCTTAGCGGTTATCATAAGCGCATAGAGCCTCGCACAGCTCGCGCGTCGGGCACTGAGAGCAGTCGCACTCCGAAATGATAACGTTTTCGCACAGTGCGCGAGGATCGGCCATAAAAACGGCCTCGGCTGCTCGGTAGTCCTCAGGGGTAATGATGTTATACATGGGTTACGCCTCCAGCCGGTAGAACATCGCGCCGTTAAGCAGTGCGAAAGTGATGCAAGCGGTGTTCGCCTGCCGGTAGACTATAAGCTGTTCGGCAGAACGTTCGATGGTATTGATTATCGGTTCTTGAAGCCGATCAAGGAGAATTTCCCGAGGGATTACGAAAAGATCATCACATGGTTCCCGCTGGCGGAACTGGAGTTATTCAGGAGGGGTGAGCTGTAATGGGATATTGGAACGACAACGAAGTTAAGGAAACAAAAGATGATCACATTGAATTAGAGCAGCTCGAAAGCGAGCCTCGATGAGCTGGGAGATGTAGAAAAGAGTTTCCGTGAGCGCATGGGCGCTGAGAATAAGCGATTTAAGGATATGTGCGACACCGAATATTGGTGCTGCATCTGCTTCACCAGCCGTGCGCAGAAGGAGGAATTTTTGGAGTCTCTGGAGTTTGACGGCGATTTGAAGTATATCGAAGGAAAAGAATTCGCGCGAGCGGTGAAAAGACCGGTTAAAACCGAGGATTTGCGGTTTGCGCGTATCGGCAAAGGCTCAAAAGAATACTTGGGCAGGCTCATAGATGAGCAAAAATGACGGAGAGGAGGTGTAAAGCGTGGGTGCTGGTTATGGTAGCGGCAGGCTTGCCAATTTCGGCAGAACCAGAAATCGCCGCCGCAGTGTTGCGGTAGGCCGTCGCGCTGCTGGCGCTCGTGGCGCTCGTTCGCCCTCGACCTAAACACCAAAACTCAAAAGTCCAACGGTTGGGGAATGATTCTCAGCCGGTTTTCTTTTGGGGAAAGAAAGGAGGTAGCGCATGGGACGGAAAAAGAAAGTGATTGACCTCAAAGCGGTGCAAGAGCTTGCAAGTGAGGGCAATACACAAGAAGAAATTGCAAAGGCTTTGGACTTTTCACGATCGACGTTCAGTAACCGCGACGATGTAACCGAAGCATACTATAAGGGCGTAGCAGAAATGAAGCTTAGCTTGCGCCATTGGCAGTTTAACGCTGCTCGTGGCGGTAACATCCAGATGCTTATCTGGTTGGGCAAGCAGTACCTCGGACAGCGTGACACAGTAGAGAAAAAAATCGAAAGCGAAGGCGTGAAGGTGATTATCGATGTCTGAGGTGAAGCTCTCGCAGATCATCGGACCGGCATTTTACGCCGTTGCGCACGATGTGTTTGCACATGGTCACACGCATTACGATGAGAGCGGCGGCCGTGGCTCGCTGAAATCGTCGTTTGTGTCGATTGTCGTTCCGCTGCTGCTTATCCACAACCCCGGAACGCATGCGCTTGTGTTACGCAAGGTTGGAAACACCATCCGCGATAGTGTATACGCACAGTATGTATGGGCACTTGGTGAGCTGGGTATGGCTGACTACTGGGAAGCAAAGGTATCGCCGATGGAGCTGATATATCGCCCGACCGGACAGAAAATCATGTTTCGCGGCGCTGATGACCCGATGAAGATCAAGTCAATCAAGGTTCCGTTTGGTTATATTGCTGTTACGCATTTCGAGGAGAAAGACCAGTTCGCAGGACGCGCGGAAATCCGAACGATCTTGCAGTCCACAATGCGCGGCGGTGATAAGTATTGGAACTTTGAGAGTTATAACCCTCCGATCAGCCGCGACAACTGGGCGAACAAGGACAGTTTAGAAGAACGCCCTGACCGTCTCTGCCACCGCAGCACGTACCTTGAAGCGCCGCGCGAGTGGTTAGGCGATCAGTTTATTTATGAGGCGGAGCACCTAAAACTGACGAACGAACGAGCGTATCAGCATGAATACCTCGGCATTCCGGTTGGCACGGGTGGCAATGTCTTTGAAAACCTTGAACTGCGAGAAATCACAGATGATGAGGTGGCAACGTTCGATCGTATCTATCAAGGCGCTGACTGGGGATGGTTCCCCGACCCGTTCGCTTTTATCCGCGTCCACTACGACAGAGCGCGTGAGACGGTGTATTTTATCGATGAGATATACAAAAACAAGCTGAGTAACGAGGAAAGCGCCGGTATTATCATGGAGCGCGGCTATAATGATACGTTTATCACCTGCGACAGTGCAGAGCCAAAAAGCGTTGCAGACTACCGCGCTATGCGACTGCCTGCCAAAGAGGCCGTGAAGGGTCCCGGCAGCGTCGAGTACGGCATGAAGTGGCTACAGCGCAGGACACTTGTCATCGACCGCAAGCGAACGCCGCACGCCTATGATGAGTTTGTGAACTATGAGTATGAGCGCGACAAGGACGGCGAGATCATCAGCGGCTATCCAGATGAAAAGAACCATCTGATTGACGCCACGAGATACGCCCTTGAGCGCGTTTACAGAAGAATGGGAGTGATTGCTTGACGATCATTGAAAAACTGAAAGAGCTCGGCTATAACACAATCGCCCCCGAGTTTTACGGTAAGGTTGCGGAGTGGCGCAGCTGGTATGTGGGTGATGTGAAGTCATTCCACCATTACAAGGTGCGGAACTGCGGCCGAACCGTGCATTGCAAGCGATATACGCTCGGTATGGCGAAGAAGTTAGCCGAGGACTGGGCGAACCTGCTCATGAACGAAAAGGTGAATATCACCTTGGAGGGCGAGAAAGAACAGGCGTTCGTCGACCGCATCTTTGAAGAGAACAACTTCGAGGTAAAGGCGAACGAGATGCAGGAAATGAAGTCTGCACTGGGTACGGTCGCATACATTCCGCGTGTTGTCGGTGCAGTGTCGGACGGCGAACAGCCTATTGCGGGCGCAGCAAACGGCATTCAGATTGATTATGTGACTGTAGAACACATTTTCCCTCTGGCATGGCAGAACGGCGTTATCATGGAATGTGCGTTCGACAGCAGAACCACCGTGAAAGGCGAGGATTACTGCTATCTGCAAATCCACAAACGAAATGAAATCGGCTTTTACGACATCGAAAACCGCATTTTCAAAATCACAAATGAAAGTTTGAATGAAGATAGCCTTGCGAACGTGCCGGGGTTTGAGAAAATCCCTCCTGTTGTGCATACTGGTTCGAACAAACGGCAGTTTGTGATTGATCGTTTGAACATCGCGAACAACTTTGACTATTACATTCCGCTCGGAATTCCGGTCTATGCAAACGCGATTGACGTTCTGAAAGGCGTTGATATCGCATATGACAGCTATGTAAACGAGTTCCTGCTCGGTAAAAAGCGCATCATGGTAAAGCCGGCTGCGACGAACTACCTTGACGGCGAGCCGGTATTCGACCCGGACGAGCTCGCATATTATGTGCTGCCGGAGGATACGCAGGATGGCAATATCATTCAGCCGATTGATATGACGCTGAGAACCGGCGAGCACAACCGAGGCATTCAAGATCAGCTGAACCTACTGTCAACCAAGACAGGTTTCGGCGAGAGCTATTATCACTTCGACGGCGCAAGCGTTGCCACTGCAACGCAGGTTATCAGCGAGAACAGTACGATGTTCCGCACTATAAAGAAGCATGAAATCATCTTGGAACAGGCTTTGATGGAGCTGTGCCGGATTATTCTACATCTTGGCAACGAGGCAATGAACGCCGGTCTTGATGAAGATGTTGAAATCAGCATTGATTTTGACGATAGCATTATCGAGGACAAGGACACGGACTTTTCCCGCGATATGCAGCTGTTGAACGCCGGAATCATGAACGATTGGGAGTTCAGAGCTAAATGGATGGGAGAGGATACTGAGACGGCAAAGGCGAATCTGCCTAAAATGAATGACCTTACAACGGAAACACAGAGCGAGGTTGAATAGAGCTACTTTTTGTGCCTTACAGGCTTGCTCAACGCAATTTCGGGCTCCCATTTAAGGCGCTTTATTCTGGCGGAAATCAAATCGGAGCTTATGCCTGTTTTTTCACTCCATTGGGCAAGGGTAAGAGTTTCTCCAAATGCGGTAATAAATGTATTGTGACGAGTGTTGTTGTTTTGCTGTTTCCGCGTTGCCCACCTGCAATTTTCCGGTGAATAATTTCCGGAAATATTGATTCTGTCGATACTCATTTCATCGGAATAACCATTTTTGAGCGCCCACGCCTTAAATGAGAGATAGTCGTGTTCCCATAAAGAGCAGACGGAAATTCCGCGACCACCATAATTGTGGTAGCTTATATTTTTGGGGTCGTTGCACCGTTCTTTCATGGCACGCCAAATATCATAAAGGCGTTCTCTTTTGCCGTTAATGGTTCCTGCGTGTTTTAATCGTCTCACTCTTGCAAGTTCACTGTTCAAGCAACCACAAGACTTGGTTTTCCCTATTTTTAGGTTGTACGCAGGTACGGCTTTTGTGTTACCGCATGAGCATTTGCATAGCCACATTGTAACTTGCCCGCCACCCGGCAATAGCTTTTTATTCGCGAGAGAAATAACGGTAAGGCGACCATAAACTTTCCCAATCAAATTTTCCATAATGACCTCCATAAAAACAATTTTCGTCATATTCATTTTAACATATATATCTGAATTTGCAAGAGGAGGAAGAAGAAATTGAATGAAATTCCCAATCACACCGGAATACCTCGACGCAGCGCCCGAACCGATTGCGATTGCAATGCGAGAACTCGAAAAGGACATCTTACGCGAGATATGTTCACGCTTTAAGCTGACCGGCGAACTGAACGAGGTTGCCATGAACGATATCCGCGCGCTGCGTGCGCAAGGCCTCGACATGGAGACCATCGAGAAAATGATAGCGAAGCACAGCAAGGAAACACTGCCTCAGGTGCAGAAAGCACTTGACCGTGTTGTTGAATACAACCAGAAGTATTACAACGAGCTTGCAAGCAAGGCGAGCATTGCTGAACCGCTTTTCTGGATGACGGCTGCGGATATCGCGCAGATACAGTCACAGACGCTTGACGGATACCGCAACATTACACGCTCTCTCGGTTTTGCACTGCAAACAAACGGAAAGGTTACATTTCAGTCGATTGCAAAGGCGTATCAAGCCGCCCTTGACAAAGCAGAAGTGAAAATGCAGTCCGGCGCGTTTACGTTGCAGCAGTCACTTGAGGATGCAGTTAGAGAGCTGGCAGACAGCGGCATATACACGATCGACTATGCGACAGGGCATAGAGACCGTGCAGACGTTGCAGCGCGCAGAGCTATTTTCACGGGGCTAAATCAGCTCACCTCGAAATATACGGAAACAGCTGCGGAAACACTGGAAACTGACCTGTACGAAATCACCGCCCATCGCGGCGCGCGTGATAAAGGCACAGGATGGAAGAACCACAAGGCATGGCAAGGCAAGGTTTACAGCACGAAAGACGGCAGCAAATACCCGAATATTTACAAGGTTTGTGGATTGGGTGCTGTTGACGGTCTGGAGGGCGCTAACTGTAGGCATCATCGGCATGCGTTTTTAGAGGGCGTTTCTGAGCGCGTCTACACAGACGACGAGCTTGCGAACATCGACCCACCGCCTGTGGAGTTCGAGGGGCGCACGTACAGCGCCTATGAAGCAACGCAAATGCAGCGCAAGATAGAACGCACAGTGCGCAAACTGGAGCGCCGCAGAGCCGCGTACAACGCCGCGGGAATGACGGGTAAGGAAGAGCAAACAGGCATCCGCATTCGCCGATTGAAGAAAGAATATCGCGAATTCAGCCGGGCGGCGAGCCTGCCGACGCAGACCAACCGCATGAAAGTAATTGAATAATTGGCATCGTGGAAACACGGTGCTTTTTTATTGCCAAATTGTCCGACAGGACGTTAAACAAGGAGATTACCATGGAGAACAACACTCCCAACACCAACGCGCAGAGCGCGGAGAACAACACTGCTGCACAGCAGGAAAAGACGTTTACACAGGCAGATGTAGACAAGATGATCCAGTCTCGCCTTGACCGTGAACGGAAGAAGATGCCCAGCGAGGAAGAGCTGAACGCATTCCGCACGTGGAAAGACAGTCAGCAGACCGAGCAGGACAGAATGAACAACATCACCAAGGAGCGCGACACCGCAGTAAGCAACCTTTCGACGGCGAACGCGAAGATCGAACAGCTTGAGCATGAAAAATACGTTTCGTCCAAGGGGTTTACCGGCGACGAGGCGGAATTTATCGCGTTCAAGGCTGCGAAGATGGTAGATGACAAGACCACCTTTGAACAGGCTGTGGATGCAATCGCGCAGGAACGTCGGCCGCGAACCTCGTTTGATTGGACTGCGCCTGTTGGCGATGGCAACCAGAAAAACGCCCCCAATGCAGCGATGAACGCGCTTATTCGTGGGGCGATCAAGTAAGAAAAGGAGCTTTTAACAATGGCAAATAACGTAATTGACCGCAATTCCCTTTCCGGCCTCATCCCGGAGCCGGTAACTCGTGAAATCCTTCAGGGCGCTGTTGCAGAGTCGGCAGTGCTGCGTATGGCTCGCCGCCTGCCGAACATGACCAGCAAGACCCAGACCATGAACGTTCTGGATATGCTGCCGACCGCTTACTGGGTAAACGGCGAGGTTTCCGGCACTGGCGCGGCTGACTCCGCAGCGTACAAGCAGACTACCAAGATGGCATGGGACAAGAAGAAGCTTTACGCCGAGGAAATCGCGGTAATCGTCCCCATCCCGGAGGCGGTGCTCGATGACTCCGATTACGACATCTGGGGTGAAGTCCGTCCGCGTCTGGTCGAGGCGTTCGGCAAGAAGATTGACGCCGCAATCCTGTTTGGCGCGGACAAGCCGACCACGTGGCGTGATGGCGTTGTCCCGTCTGCGATTGCAGCAGGCAACGGCGTTCCGACCTCTACCGACACTTTCGGCGACATCATGGGCGAGAACGGCCTGATCGCAAAGGTTGAACTGGACGGCTACAGCCCGAACGGCGTTGTATCCGCCGTGCAGATGCGCGGCAAGCTGCGCGGTCTGGTAGATACCACCGGTCAGCCGATCTTTAAGACTGACATGCAGGGCGCGTCTCGCTACGCTCTGGACGGCATGGATATGTATTTCCCGAATAACGGCGCGTTTGACCCGACGCTCGCAAAGATGATTGTCGGCGACTGGTCGCAGCTCGTTTACGCCATCCGTCAGGACATCACGTTCAAGATCTTCACCGAGGGCGTTATTCAGGATCCGTCTACCAAGGCAATCCAGTACAACCTCATGCAGAATGACATGGTTGCGCTGCGCGCGGTTATGCGCCTCGGCTGGGAGATCGCAAACCCGGTAACTGCATTTAATGCGGACATGGAAAATCCGTTCCCGTTCTCCGTTTACGGCAACGGCGGCACTGTATCCACTGTAAAGGTAACTCCGGCGACTGCAAGCCTTGCAGCGGGCGGTTCCAAGCTGTTTACTGCGGCTGTAACCGGCAACGGCATTGTTTCCGACAGCGTATCGTGGAGTGTTTCCGGCGGCGCAAAGGCTAACACCAAGATCACCGAAGACGGCCTGCTGACCGTTGACAAGGCGGAGACTGCATCGAGCCTCACGGTAACTGCTGAGTCGAAGCAGGACGCAAGCAAGAGCGGCACCGCATCCGTAACCCTTTCGTAAGGAGAAAACGCAAATGGTAGATTATGCATATTACAAGGATACGTACCTCGGCAACCAGATTGCCGAGGATGAGTTTCCGCGCCTTGAAAGCCGCGCTGTAGCATATCTTACCTATCTTACGCGCGGAAGAATTGACGATAGCGAGCCTGCAAAGATGGCGTGCTGTGCGGTCGCGGAGCAGTATCAAGTGATTGATACGCTCCAAACTCGCGCGGCATCTGCCGAGCAGGAGAAACAGAGCGAGAGCGTTGGCTCTTGGTCTGTAAGCTATCGCAGCGGCACGGAGGCAATGCAGGAGGCAAAGGCACAGCTCAAAGCGGCTGCGGAAATGTATCTTGCAAATACCGGAATGCTGTACCGAGGTGGGAGGTGCTGCGGATGCGATTGCCCCACACTGTAACGTTGTTTCAGCCGTCTGGCCGAACTGTTCTGACGGGCATTTTGCTTGAAAGCACCAGAGGTACGAGCGTAACGAAAACCGCACAGAACAGCGCAGACAGCGTAACGCTGCATATCCCTTTACCGTTTGCGCAGATCATCAGCCCGGAAAAGGACTATTTTGCGCGCGGCGATGTGCCGGATGCAGGAAGTTACCAGAAATGCCGTGAGAAGTACGAGACATACCGCGTCACAAGCGTCTCTTTGTATGATTACGGCGGATTGCAGCATTTGGAGGTGGGCGGCCGATGATACGTTACTCTATGAAGTTGCACTTGCCAAACAACGTGCTTGATGGGCGCGTGGAAAAGGCGAACGCATGGCTTGTTGAGGAGATCATCAAGGACACCGACCCGTTTGTTCCGGCGCGAACCGGTGTACTGGCAATGAACGTACAGCGGCATGGGCATACCATCGTGTATGCCTCGCCGTATGCACGTTTTCAGTATTACGGCAAGGTGATGATTGACCCGGCTACAGGAAGCACGTTCGCGCCTAAGGGCGTGCGTAAGGTGTTGACCGAGCGCGACCTTAAATACAGTAAGGCGATGCACAAACACGCACAATCGCACTGGTTTGAGGCAAGCCGCGCGGTGAACGAGGAACACTGGAGGGAAGGAGTGCGAAAGATACTGAGCGATGGCTGAAAAGGTAAATGTATTAACGGTGCGTGAGCAGGATACAGTCTCACGCGCCGTTCTTTTATGGCTGCAAGGGCATGTTCCTGACATCGAGTTTGAATATCTTCCCCCTGAACGCTCTGGAATGATGCTCACATCTGTTTCAGGCGCTTTCAAAACGGCTCAGTACGTGGATGGAAGTTATTCCGCGCAATACCAATTCGGCATTATGTACCGTGCTCTGCCGACAAGCAGCGGCGAACGTCTCGATGTGGAAACGCTGCTGAATGAAGTGGGCGCATGGGCAGAAGAACACCCCCCAAAACTGGGGGAGGGCATGACAGTAACGGATGTCGAGCGTATTACTCCGGCGGCTCTTGTAGCACGCTATGAAGATTTAACTGAGGATTATCAAATTCTCATGACCATGAAATATGAAGTAGAGGTGTAACAAATGGCAACTACTGAAAAGGTAAAACGTTCCCTTATCGCACACTTCCTGGATACTTCCGACAAGATGGGCGAGTATTCCGGCGCAAAGTGGGCGCGCGTAGGCAAGAACGTAACGAGTGCTGCTATTGATTTCGGCGCACAGACCGAGACTGAGCAGGATATTATTTCGTCCTCTGCGACTACGGAGCTGACCGGCTATCAGCCGAACATGTCCGTATCGCAGCAGTGCACAAAGGGCGACCCGGTATACATGTTCATCACCAAGAAGCGCCGCGCACGCGCAATTCTGGCCGATGCGCACGCATGGATGCTGAATGTCGACCTGTGGGACGTTACCGGCGAGAGCGCCAGCGCAACTTACGTTGCAGAGGTGCAGGAGGTCGCTATTCAACTCGACAGCTACGGCGGCGATGGTGACGCAACCCCGACGCAGGAATTCACGATCAACTATGTCGGCGACCCCATCCCCGGTACCGTAAAGATCACCGATGGCGCGCCGGTATTCACTGCTGACGTAGCAGTTTAAGGAGGAAATAAGAAATGGAAAGTATCCGCGTAAACAGTGGCGTTAAGATCATCGAGGTAAACGATGCAGGGGAAACAATTTCGCTTCCCCTCTCGGACGACAGCTTTATTCAGGGCTTTTTCAAACTGCTGAACGAGCTCAAGGATAAGGCAGATGCCATTTCCGCAAAGGACGACGACGTTATGGGCGCGATTGACGCCGTTGTTGAATTTGACAAGGAAATTCGCGACAAAACGGACGCGCTCATCGGTGAGAATACCTGCAAGAAGGTTTTCGGCGCGGTGCTTCCGTCCTCTGACCAGTTCTTAGACTTTTTCTCTCAGCTCGTCCCGATCGTAGACGCGCACGCACAGAAGCGCGTAGCGAACATGAACAAGTACAGTTCGGAGCGTGTCGGCAGTGTTTAACATGCTGCTCGACCGCCTGCCGAGCGATTACAAAGGCTATCTCATCCGCACGGATTACCGCATCGGAATTCAGATTTCCCTTGCGCTCGATGACCCGGAGCTGAACGAGAATGACCGCGTAATGGTGGCGCTGTCCCTGCTTTTCGGAGCAGGGATGCCGCCCCTTGACGTGGCTATAGAAGGCCTACAGTGGTTCATTCAATGCGGTGACGACAAAGAAATCGAACCGGGCGGTAAACGGCTGCTGTGGTTCGACTATGACGCCGCACGGCTGTATGCGTCGTTCCGGCAGACGTTCGGGATTGAACTGCACAAGATCAATTTGCACTGGTTTGAATTTATGGCGATGATGGAAAGCCTTGACGAGGACTCTGCTATCTCTCATGCAATCCAGATCAGAGGTACGGACACAAGCAAGATGAAGGGCAAGCAGCGGCAGGACTACGAACGACTCAAACGTAATCTTACGCCCACGCCTGCACTTTCTGAGGAAGAGAAGGAAGTAGTAGACGCATTCTGGGCGCAGATCAAATAGAAAGGCGGTGAATAAATGGCGGACGGCTCTATCCGAATTGAAGCAACAATCAGTGACGAGCAGGCAAAGAAACAGCTTGAACAGATGTCGAAAGACATTGAAAAGCAGTCAGCCGCCATCGACAAGCAAACCGCGAAGGTGAACAAGCTCGCCGCGCAGTGGGAAAAGGTCGCCGCTGGCGGTACGAAAGGCTTGAAGATGAAAGCCGACCTTGCCGCTACATCCAAAGAGGCAGAACGGTTATCTGGGCGACTTGAGGAAGTCAACGCGGAAATCGTCAAGGCACAGGCTGACTATAATACAAAACTCAAGCAGGCGGCAACGGGCGAAATTCCGCAGGAGGAATTTTCGGAGTCGGCGCAAAAACTGAACAATCTTGTGGCGGAGTCCGACAAGCTCGCCGAAGCGCTGCGAAACGCAGACGAGAAGGCGGCAATGCTCAAGCAGCAACTTGCAGAGGCTTCCGAAGCGTCGCGTATGAGCCCCGAAGGGCAGAACATCGCATCCAGTCTCAGCAATGAGCAGGCGAAACTTGAGACCATGCAGGCAGGGTTTGCGCAGGCCAAAGCTGCAATGGGCGATTTCGCAAATCAGACAACCTCGAAATTTGCGAAGGTTAAGCGCGTGCTTTCTGAACTGGGGAGCGGCGTTAAAACAACGTTCGGCACGCTCAAAGACTCCATCGGAAACGCCCTCGGCAAGGCTGTAGACAAGCTCAAAGCAAAGTTTTCGAGTTTCGGCAAGTCCTCGGCGAATTCGATGAAAAAGGCAGGTAAAGTCGTTCATTCTTTCGGTACTCGCCTGAAATCCATTGTTGCCGGTGCGCTCTTTTTCAATTTGATTTCCAAAGCACTGACGGCATTGACAAACCGTCTGGGGAGCGCACTTCTTGCCAACAAGACGTTTGCAAAGTCTTTCGGTCAAGTAAAAAGCAATCTGTTAACGGCTTTTCAGCCGATCTACGAGGCGATTTTGCCATGGCTGAACAAACTGATGCAGGCGCTTGCACAGGTAACGGCGCAGATGGCACAGTTTACCGCCTCGGTGTTCGGAACGACGGCGCAGAAAGCGCAGGACAACGCTAAGGCGCTTGAGGAACAGGTAGACGCAACAAACGACACCACAAAGGCGACAAAGAAAGCTGAAAAGGCTCTTGCGTCGTTTGATACAGTGCAGAAGCTCACGAACAAGACCGAGGACCCGAGCGCGCCGAAGTTTGATACCGACTTTTCCGCGGCGGAAAACCAGATGCCGCAGTGGCTCACGGATTTCTGGAAAACGTTTCAGGAATCGTGGGCGCAGTACGGACAGCAGACCATTGACAGCGCAAAGAAAGCTCTTTCTGCGCTGAGAGACATGGTAACGTCTATCGGTCGGTCGTTTATGAACGTCTGGAACAATGGAACGGGCGTTGAAACACTGAACAATCTGCAATTCCTGCTGCAAATGATACTCGAGCTGATTGCCTCGATTGCAACCGCGTTTACGAACGCATGGAATACCGGCAACGTAGGAGAGCAAATGCTGCAAAGCATTATGAACCTCATCAATACCGTTGTTCAAGCTGTTACGGCAATCGGACAGGCTTTTATCGCTGCGTGGAACGACGGCAATGCAGGCGAGCGACTGTTGAGCGCGCTGATGCAGATGATTACGGCGGTCGTAAACCTTGTTAACTCCATCGGACAGGCGTTTATCACGGCGTGGACGCAGGGCGGGCTGGGGCAAAGTATCTTTGCGCACATCCTCTCGATCATCACGAACATTATCACCGCGATTAAGTCCATTGCCGAAAACCTGCAATCCGCATGGGAGTACAACGGTAACGGCGTCGCGATTTGGACAAGCATCCTTAAAATCATTGACGATGTGCTTGCAGGCATTGACAGAATGTCGCAGGCCACGGCGAACTGGGCAAGCGGACTCAACTTTGAACCGCTAATGACGGCGTTCCGCAACCTGTGGGCGGCAATTGAACCGCTTGTAGATATTATCATGAACGGCCTGTCGTGGGCGTATGAGAACGTCCTCCTGCCGCTCGGCAAGTGGACTATCGAAAAGGCTGCCCCGGCGGTGCTCGACCTGCTCACGGCGGCATTGCAGGCCATTGCAAAGGTATGCGAAGCGCTCGCCCCCGTATTACAGCAGATTTGGGCGGTTGTAAAGCCGATCATCAGCTTTATCGGCTCTGCGGTAATCGGTGCAATCGAGCTCGCAACGCAGGCAATTACCGCGCTTGGCGACGCGCTCGCATATGTTATTGGCCTCATTGGAAAGGTCGGCAACGGTATCGGCAGCGGCATTTCCTCGCTTATCGGCGCGTTCTCTGGAACAAGCACCTTTGCGCTTAACGCCTCTATGCCGACGCTGAACGTTCCGGCACTGGCAAACGGCGCGGTAATCTCGCCGAACAATCAGTTTCTTGCGCTGCTGGGCGACCAGAAGAGCGGCGTGAACGTCGAAACTCCGTTGTCTACCATGATCGACGCTTTCAATAAAGCTCTGGACGCGCGCGGCGGTACGGGCAATAACAACGCGCCGATCAATCTGTATATTGACGGTACGAAGTTCGCGCGCATTACCAATGCGTATAACAGCAGCGAAACACGCCGCCGCGGCGTAAACCTTGTGACAGGTGGTGCATAAATGTTACTTTCTGTAGACGGAAAAAACTATAACGTTTTTGTCACCGGCTTGAAGCGCAGCTTTCAAGTACTCGATGGCGAGAACGCGGAACGTGCTTTAAGTGGCCGCATGATACGCGATATTATCGGCACGTTTTATAACTATGAGATGACAATTCGGCCCGTAGTCGGTAAATATGCCGACTACGACGCGCTGTATGAAGTCCTGAGCGCACCGGAGGACAGCCACAAGGTAGTTTTACCTTACGGGCAGAAAACGCTCACGTTTAACGCCTACGTAACCTCTGGACAGGACAATCTTATCGTAAAGACAGACAAAGAGTCGTACTGGAACGGTCTGACCTTCCAGTTTATCGCGATGGCACCGCAGAGGACGTGACACATGGGAACAAACAAAATCATTTACCTGGACAAAGAATTTTCGGCGACAGACGTTACATCGGGGAACTTGTATCAAGCGCGTTCCCTGATTGCTGCGTCGCAGGAAATTGACACATTCGGCTTTGACATCGACAGCGATGATACCACCCTCACCGATTTCATCCGCAACACTCCTTTGACATTCTTCCATGATGATGAACAGATGGGCATTTTCTACGTGCAGAAAATCAGTCGAACATCCATCAACACCTATCATTTCGCTTGCACTTCGACCGTCGGTCTGCTTGACGAGACCTACCATGACGGCGGCATTTACACAGGTGAAACCGTAAAAGAGGTTTGCGAGGACATTTGCAGTCCGCTGACGGTTTACGTCAAAACGAACTTGCAGAACATCAAGCTCTACGGTTGGCTTCCTATCGCAACACGGCGTGAAAACCTCACGCAGGTGCTTTTCGCGATTGGTGCAACGTTCAAGGTTGACTTTGACGGTGCAATTCGCATTGAAGGTCTGTGGAGCGGAGAGGCAAGTGCAATCGACGCAGGCGAAATCTACGCAAGCGGTACGGTTGATTACGCAACGCCTGTTACTGAGGTAATCGTGACCGAACACGCCTATTCGCAGAGCGCAACGGAAACGACAGAGCTTTTCAAGGGAACAACGTCGGCAGGCGACAAAATCACCTTCGACGAACCGTGCTACGACCTTGCGGCATCCGGCTTTTCCATTCTTGCAAGCGGTGCAAATTGGGCAACGGTTTCGGCAGGTTCGGGCGCGCTGACGGGCAAGAAGTACACGCACGTTACCCGACAGGTAATGCAGCAGATTAAACCGAAAACACGCGAACTCGTTACGCAGTCCGACAATACGGTTAAGGTAGAGAGCGCAACGCTCGTATCTCTCGTGAACGCGACGGCAGTCGCAGAACGCCTCGCTGAGTATTACAGCCACAACGAACGTATCAATTACAAAATCGCAACCAAGCGTGAAATCCCCGGTGATGTAGTGAAGATTGCGCATCCTTACGGTGGCACAGTCTCCGGCTGCATTGAAAGTGCGGATATTACGGTATCCGGCAAACTTGCGGCAGAGGAAAGCGTACTGATTGATTATTTCCCGCCGGACATTGGCGAGCAGGAATATTACGATACGGTCGAAGTTCTGACCAAAGACGGAACGTGGATTGTGCCGGAGAATGTGACAAGTATTCGTGTAGTGCTGATTGGCGGTGGGCAAGGCGGCACAAAGGGTAAGAACGGCGAGAATGGAAATAATCAATCAAAAGATGAACATTACACACCAATTCGGAGTAGTTCGGGAAGCGTTTCATGGTATTCTGCTGCTTATGGAGGAAACGGCGGAGAGGCGGGCAGAAAAGGAGAACGCGGAAATGTATTTACTACCGAATTAAAAGTAGTTCCGGGAATGCAGATTGCTTGTGCAATTGGGTCTGGCGGTTTGGGGGCATCAGAGGATAGCGCAAGTGGAATGTTGGGAGGCAATACAATATTCGGAGATTTTTCTTCTGCAAATGGGTCGCAGCCGACAAATAACGGATATATAGACCCAATATTAGGACTTAGATATTGCGTAGATGGTGTGGACGGCGTGAGTGGGGGGAAAGGGTCTGGCGGAAAAAAAACACAAGTCAGCTCTCCGCTTGACATCGACGAATTTAATATTATAGACCAAGACGGAATTGTGTGGTACTGCGGCGAAGCAGACCAAAATATTACTCGACATCAAAATGCGTGGTGTTACGGTGGTACTGGTGGAGGCGCTGCGGTCGGTCAAAATGGTGGCAATGGTTTAGCATCGCTTAAAGGAGATAATATACGCTATTATACGACCGGCGACGGTGGTGCAGGTGCAAATGCAGCCCCCCCAAAAACTCAAACCTCGTATGGTTCTGGCGGAAACGGCGGAAACGGAGGAGGCGGCGGAGGCGGTACAGGAGCAACCAATATGACTATGACATGGAATCACGATGAAGCAATTTCTCTTTTGGGAAAAGGCGGCTCTGGCGGCAACGGCTCCAGTGGCGGCGACGGTGCGCCCGGCTGCGTGCTCATCTATTACCGTGTATACCGTGCAAGCTCTTCCGGACGGTTTATCACTCGTGACGGCAAAGGCTTTAATGAGAAATTCACAAGAAAGGTGGTTGTGTAATGCCTGATACTTATACATCGCAGTTTAGCGGCGAAGAAATCGACTCTGCGCTGAGAGCGGCGCAGATTATCTCTGGCGCAGATACGCCTGCTGAACTGCGTGAGAAGTTGGAGATTTACGGCAGCAATACGGCGTTATCGCCTACCGACCCCACCCCCGTCGCCACCGCCCTGAAATACCGCAGCAACCCGAATTTGCTGGATAACTGGTACTTCGGTAACCCGGTGAACCAGAGGGGGAAGACGGAGTATACGGCGGCTGGGTATACGGTGGATAGGTGGCGCACCGGATACGATGGAACTTTTACGGTGAACGTTTCTGATACTGGCGTTAGTTTGGTTTCGGGTAATGACGGCTCTTGGAAAAACTTCTCTGAAACTATCGAAACAAGCAAGCTCATTGTAGGACGAACTTATACTTTTTCTTTTTTAGCAGAGGACAATGGCGGTGTACGTCAGATTTACATCTCTGACTATGGTTCTGCTTTTGACGGCGATAAAGGACTGTATACGCTTACTTTTGTCGCAAAAGAAACAACTCGAAATCAAGACTTTGGCATTCAGACAAACGTTGGGAAAACCTCCATTCCCATCGCCGCCAAACTGGAGCTGGGTGACACCCAGACCCTTGCGCACAAGGAAAACGGCGTTTGGGTGCTGAATGAAATCCCTGATTTCGGGGAGCAGCTGAGAAGATGCACGTACTATGCAGAGAAGGTTGAGAGTAAAGATACACCCGCAATCACAAACTCTACGTTTGTTCCTTCCGGTGCTACAAGTGCAGTATTCATTCTCCCTTATGCAAGGAAACGTACAGTACCAGCAATCAATTTTAACGATGTAAGTAACTATCGAATTATCGCACGATCTATTTCTGGTGGAACTACTGCATTTTCTGTAACAGCTATATCACTTTTAGACATTGGTAGAACAAAAGCAGCTATTCTCGTGTCTTTTAACACAACTGATCAAGGCTATTACTGTTTCTTGCAGCGTTCTGATAACGCAGCCGCCGGGTATGCCTTTATTTCCGCCGACCTTTAAGGAGGTGACACACCATGCAAACATCAAAATCGCGCGTCTATGTACTGACAGACGCACAAGGACGCATTACCCGCCTCGAGGGCGAGTACACTCTGCCTTCCGACCTCACCGACTGGACACTGATTGATGAGGGGTACGGGGACGCATTTAACCTTGCGCAGACCCACTATCTCTCGAAGCCGCTTTACACCGAACACGGCGTTATGCGGTACAAGCTGGTGGACGGCAAGGTCGTAGAGCGCACTGCCGAGGAAATCGAGGCGGACAAGGCGGCGTTACCTAAACCCGAGCCAACCGCAGAGGACGACACAAACGCTATGATGGTAGACCACGAATACAGGTTAACCCTGCTTGAACTGGGTCTCAACGAATGAAAGGAGCAAACACAATGTTATTTCGTACTTTGAAGCGCATGATCGAGAAGAACCAGACCGACGGCCTTGCAGACAAGATCGACATCTTTTTTGCAGCAGGCAAGCTCACCGAAAGCGAGTACAACACGCTGACCGAAATGCTGAAGCAGGAGGTGTAGCATGAAGGGCGCAGAAAACACCGCTGCACCGAACATGATCGTCGATGAGTTTTTTCCGAAGCACATCAGACAGCGTGAGGACTTTGCAGAAATCCGCGAGGCGGTGCGCAAATGCAGGATTACGGAGCTGTATCTCACGCAGAAGTACAACAGAAAGAGAGAAAAGCATGGATAATGTAAACAATTTTAAGACGGCTGTTACCGCTTGCGTTGCCGTCCTTACCGCCCTGTGGGGGTGGTTCGGTTGGCTTGTAGTGCTGTTTGTTGTCGCGATGGCGGCGGACTACCTGACGGGCACGGCGGCGGCAATGCAGGCGGGTGCATGGAACAAAAAGATTGCATGGAAGGGCATTACGCGCAAGGTTGCACAGATTGCTATTGTAGCGGTTGCAGGCGGTGCAGATTTGCTTGTCGGAACGATTGTGGGGCATCTGCCCATGGTCACACTGCCGTTTGAATACACTGTGCTGTTCTGCCCTCTCGTTGTCGTATGGTACACGCTGACGGAACTCGGCAGTATCGTGGAGAACGCGGTTTCCCTCGGTGCACCCGTTCCGGCGTGGCTGCAAAAGGCACTTTCTGCCGCAAAGGACGCGGTGGACAAAATCGGAGATGAGGAAAAATGAAAATCACTTTTAAGGGCTGTAATCCCAGTAACTACCGCAAGGGCAGAGAGTTCCCGATCAACTGGATTTGCCTGCACTTTACCGCGAACAACGGCGATACCGCGCAGAATAACGCGGATTATTTCGCACGCGAAGTAGTGGAAGCGTCGGCTCACTACTTTGTAGACCCGAACGAGATTTACCAGAGCGTAAAGGACAGCGACACAGCATGGCATTGCGGCAGGGAACGCGGCGGCAGTTACTACAACGATTGCCGCAACGCGAACTCCATCGGCATTGAGATGTGCAGCGTTATCCGGAATGGCGTGTACGTTATCCCGGAGGAAACCATGAAGCGCGCCGCAAAGCTGACCCGTGAGCTGATGGCAAAGTACCATGTGCCGGTATCGCGCGTGTGCCGTCACTATGATGTGACGCATAAGGAATGCCCCGAACCGTGGGTACGCAATCCGCAGTTGTGGCAGAAATTCAAAACCATGCTGACAGAGAAAGAGGTTGAAGATATGACGGAAGCGCAGACGCGCAAAATCGCGCAGGAAGAAATCAAAAAAGCAAACGCAAAGGTTTATGACCGCGTGCAGGACTGCCCGACATGGGCGAAAGACACGGTGCAGCGGCTTGTGAACAAGGGCTTTTTGCAGGGCGATGAAAACGGCAAGCTGGGTCTTACTGAAGAGCTGATGCGTGTGCTCGTTATCAACGACCGTGCACATCTGTACGGTTAAAAACAAGACGGTATAACATACCCAAGAGGGAGGATACCATGAACGAGAAAAACGAAATTCTGGCAGGTGATGTACTGTCGCTGCTGAAAAGTCAGCTGAAATTTATGAAAGCGCTTGTACTGGTGCTTATTCTGCTGCTGGCGGCAACGAACATCTATCACGTATGGCAGTGGAGCCAGTTCGATACGGTAGTCGTGGAGAACGGGGATAACGGTGGTTATGCAAATTATGTCGCCGGAGATAACACGGGAGGTGTGTATAATGGCGAGCGTAGCGGTACGGAAGAAGAAAAACGGTAAGACCAAGGGAGTTAAGATCAAGCGGAAGGGGTAAACCGCATGAACCTCAAAAAAGAGTTCACCAAGCCGGAATGCGACTATTTCCGGCGCGAGTGCAATTTTACGGATGAGGAACGCGCCGTATTCGATCTACGAGTTACGGCGCGTTCTGTTGTTCAGATTGCGGACACGCTGCATATGAGCGAGGCAACGGTTTACCGGCGGCTGCGGAATATCAAACGGAAAATACTGAAAGTTTTGTGACAGGTTTTCGCGCTTCCGATGCGCTATAATAGACGCATAGAGAGGGGCGATAAAGCATGAGCTACGAACAAAGACTGGAACGTATCGGCTACGACAAGCAGTGTGCGCGGCGCATTGCTGAGGACTACCGCGAGGCGGGGAACACAAAGTATCTCGACGAGTACCTTGCCTACAAGGAGCGCTCCCTTCACGAAACGGAGGTGCACGGATAATGGCTTACGGTTATCCACAGTATCCACAGCAGTATTCACAACAGAATGTACAAATGCCGCAGTATCCACAACATATTGTGCGTCCGGTGGCAAGCGTCGAGGAGGCAAGAGCGGTTCAGACCGACTTTTCGGGCGCTTTAACCATTATGCCGGACACGGCACACGGATACATCTACACAAAGCAGCTCAATCTGCAAACCGGCTGCGCGGATTTCGCGGCATACAGCCGCGTGCAGGACGCGCCGAAAGTGCAGACGGATTATGTTCCGCGAGGCGAGTTTGACGAGCTGACACGGCGATTTAACGCCCTGTGCGACCAACTGGGAGGTGCAAAGAATGAATAACCCGATGATGCAGGTTTTGCAGCTGATGCGGAACGGCGGAAACCCTATGACGATGCTGAACCAGATGACGGGAAACAATCCGATGGTCGGTCAGCTTATGCAGAGTATGCAGGGGAAAAGTCCGGACGCACTGCGGCAGATGGCGATGAACATCGCCAAAGAACGGGGGATTGACCTCGAACAGTTTGCGCAGCAGTTCGGCATGAAGATCAAGTAAATACGAAACTGTAAAAAAACAGACGATTTTTTACGGTTCCCTTTTCAGTTACGGAATCTTGAAGAAAAATCCGGCATGAATTTGTCATGTTCGGAAAGCGTACGGTTCCGATCAAATATAACTGAAAAGGAGAATTACACTATGAGTGACGATTCGATGGCTCTGGGTTATGCACTGGGGCAGGACAGCAACAACAACGGCGGCGGCAATGACGGCATGTGGGGCGGCAACGGCTCGTGGATTTTTGCGTTTCTGATCATCGCGCTGATCTTCGGCGGCAACGGCTGGGGCTTCGGCGGCAACAACGGCGCGGGCTATCAGGGCGCGGTAACGCGCAGCGACCTGTGCAGCGAGTTCAACTTCAACAACCTGTCTCGTTCCGTTCTCGGCATTCAGAACGGCCTGTGCGACGGCTTTTACAGCACGAACAACGGCATGCTCACCGGCTTCAACACGCTCGGCAACAATGTGTCTAACGGCTTCCACGGCGTAGACAACGCGATTTGTCAGCTCGGCTACCAGACGGCACAGCTTGCAAACAACACGGTTCAGAACATGAACACCGGTTTTAACGGCGTGACCGCCGGTCTGACGGCACTCGGCACGCAGATGTCCGGCTGCTGCTGCGACACCCAGAGACAGATGGAACGCGGTTTCTGCGACATCAACTACAATGCCGCTACCAACGCACGCGACATTATCCAGACGGCGCACAACGACACCGACCGCATTATCGCACGCCTCGACCAGATGGAGAACACCCGTCAGCAGGAGAAGATCGCGGCGCTCCAGAACGAGAATCAGGCCTTGAAGTTCGCGGCTTCGCAGGAGGCACAGAACAATTACCTTGTAAACGCTCTGCGTTTTTCCGGTTGCGGCTGCAACACCTGCGGCTGCTGAGATACGATATTCAGGAGGGGGAGCAATCCCCCTGCCTTTGACAGGAGGGAACAGTTATGGCTTGCAAGCCTGTACAGAAACTTTGTCCGAACCTGCGTATCTCACAGAGCGTGACCTACGCAAGCGGCGTACTGACGGTAAATATTCCGGCGGGAGATTACCAGAACGGCTGCGTATACGGTATCGTCATCGCGCAGAACATCCCGAGTACGACGATCATCGGCGCGCCGGTGGTCATCACGATCGGCGACGGCACGGTAACGTATCCGCTCTTAAAATGCAACGGCGCGGCGGCTACCGTGTTTAATCTGGACACCCGTCACAAATACCTGTGTCGCGTTGTCACTTCGGCAACCGGCGGCAGTTTCCGAATGCTCGGAAATTCCTGCTGCTCGCACTCTGACGCGCTGCGCTCGATTAACGGAACGGCGGTGACAGTATGAGAAGGGGAACAATGATGCTGCTGATGCAGCGAGGCCGCAAAGAGAATGCATCCCCGGAAGAGTGGAGAATTCGCAAGATGTATCCCGAAGATCGTCACCATTACGGCGTGCGGTATCATTACGGCAACATGGAGCCGTATGATTACTATGACGAGCGCATTCACGGCGGCGAACCGGAAATGCGTAGTTACCGCCGCTATTCTGACGGACGCTTTGCGCCCAAGAACAGTGTCGCATGGCCGAGGTATGACGAGTACCCCGATTACGAGGATGAGATGCGCCCTATTGGCTTTCGCGATGATGACGCTTATATGGGTGATACCTCGTTCGTAGGGGACAAGACGCGCGGCTCTGAGCGCTCTATGGGGTATGCAGCAAGCGCCAACGCAGGCCGCATGACTAAGAGCATGGCAGAAGAGTGGCTGCACAGCATGCAGAACGCTGATGGCACGACCGGTCCGCATTGGACTTTCGAACAGTGCAAGCAGGTAATGCAGCAGCGCGGCCTTGACTGTGACCCAGTTGAATTCTGGGTTGCAATGAATGCCGAATACTCTGATCGTTGCGCCGTAAACGAAAAGCACGGTATGCGCAGCATTGATTTTTATGCAGACTCAGCCTGCGCTTTTTGGCTGAACGACAAGGACGCAGTAAAGGATAAGGAAGCGGCATATTACAAATATGTCGTGAAGCATTGACAGAAAGAGGGGGCTTCTGCCCTCTCTTTTTTGCTTGTGTTGGGTGTGGGAGTGTGTTACAATAAACAAAGTAGCGTGGGAGTGGATGTGGGAGTCTCTAAAACACGATAGCGAAATCGTCAGATATAGCGTTATATTTTACGCTTAGTCCTCTGCCTTACAAGCAGAGGGTCAGCGGTTCGAGCCCGTTAACTTCCACCAAACAAAAAAGCTCCTAACAGTTGTGGTTTAGGAGCTTTTTCTCTGTTTATTTGAACTTTTTACAGCGTCGCAAGAGAAGCGGCGCTTTTTTTGTTTTTGTGTGAATGCGGTTTTTTGGGGGTTTTTACGGGTGCAGGATGTGGGACTAAGTGTGGGAGTGAAAATCAACGAATAGAGACGACTTTTTTCTGCGCTTTCTTCCTGCTCTCGGTCGCAAAACTGAGCACCTTTAACGAGGCGTTCGTGAACGCTTCATCGGAGAGGTGCGTATAAATATGCGACGTCATGGTAATTGACTTGTGTCCCAGAAAATCCTTTGCAACGTTGATCGGCACGTCGGCGGACTGCAAATCAGTCGCGTATGTATGCCGCAGGCAGTACGGCGTGAGATCGTCAGCCACGACGGACGTCGCCGGGTCGATCGCGCCGCGTACCATCTGCGCGCCCATGTCGAGGTCAAGCGCCTGCTTAAACGAGCGCCACATCTGCTTCATGGACGTTTCGGTGTGCGGCAGGCCGGTGGTCGGCTGCGTGAAGAGATAGCCGCTGTCCCGCTTCGCCCATTTCAGACGCTTGTACAGCGGATACGGACAAGGAACACGACGATCACCATAGTCTGTCTTGGCGCTGTGCAGCACGATAACGTGCCCCTTGAAGTCGATATCCTCCCATCGCGCTTTCCTGGTTTCCTCTGGACGTGCTCCCGTATAGAGCATGAACACAACCCAGAGACCGGCGCGGTGCGTGCGCGCTACGTTGAAAATATGCTTGCGTTCATCCTCTGTAATCGCGCGATGTGTGCCGTTTGTGGTCTTTGGCATAACAATACCCTCTGCCGGGTCGAAAGCCACTACGCGCGAGATACGCGCCTGCTTGAAGCCCTGCCGGATAAGGTCGCGCAGCTTGCGAGCCTGCGACTGCGATTTACCGGCGCACTCGTTCATTATCATCTGCAAGTGAATTGTCTGCACGTCCTTTAAGCGGCGATTTCCGATTGCAGGAGAGATATAGTTCTTGACGTAGGCCTCGAGCTGATGGTAGGTCTTGTCGGAGACGTTGCCTTTTTTGTACGCTTCAAGATATTTGAAAAACCACTTATCAACGCTCGTGTTCTCGTTCACCACGTCTACACCTTCTTCAAGGCGTCGCTTTTTCTCGTCGACTTTCCGCCAGAGCTCGCGTTCTGTCTTGGCGGTTACGTCGTACCGTCTGCCCTTGAACGTGAAGGTCTCACGGTAATAACCGTCGGCATTCTTTTTCATTGTTGAATTTCCTCCTATTTTGTCGTATAATAAGAGGGTAGTAACGTTCCTCAAATGTACTACCCTCGCTTAACGCTCACTGGTTGCCGCCAGTGGGCGTTATTTTTATCTCAGCGGAAAACCGCTTTTGTCGCGATACGATCCGGTTAGAATGAAAATTAAATCGGCAATCCAACCAATCACACACAAACCGCACGTAAAAAGCCAAATCAGCCCTGTTCCAATTTTTCCGGTATAGAAACGATGTACTCCGAGAAAACCAAAGAACAAGCACAAAAAGAATGCAACCCATTTGCTTTTCTGCGGAATGCCCAGCGAGTTAACGTTTGTGTTCTGGTTGGTGACGTTAACAACTACGGGTTGTTCCTTCGCAGGCTGTTCTTTTACGGTTTTCGCTTTGGGCGTTTCCGATTTTACATCTACGCCGCAGATAGGGCAGAACTTTGTGTTTTCGTCCTCGATCTTCGCGCCGCATTGCTTGCAAAACATAACCAAATCCTCCTTTATTTCTTATAATCCGGATTTCCCAAAAGAATTTCAAGGAAATCCAGTGCTTTTTCCTGCCCGTCATCGGTGAGCTGATTAAACATTGACATCAGCCGCGATTGACGGGCAATTTCTTTTGTTCCGTCATACTGTTCCAGTTCGGACAGCATGAACTCGATTGAATGCTGCATACGCTTCAAGCCTTGAAGATTGGCTTCAAGCCATGCCTGCTTTTCCTGCTCGGTCGCTTGCCCTGCTGCTACTTTCTGCTGTAGCTCTACCATTTCCGGCGCGCTGTTTACACGGATTGAAGCATCGGCGGTCAGTTCGTTCACATTTACGCCGAGCGCGTTTGCAAGGCGAGAAATGGTGTCCGGCGCAACTCTTTCGCTACCACGTCGCGTAATAGAATAAACTGTGTTATACGATAAATTCGCCTGTTTAGCAAGTTCTTTAAGTGATATTCCTTGTTTTTCTGCAATTATTTTTACTCTTTCGCCTACTGTCATAATATCCCCTTACCTGATGCGATTGCAAATTTATATTGACACATCGTTCAAACGCACATATAATCAAATTGCGACATATGCAAACGCAAACTGGAAAGGAGGATATATGCGTATTGATCGAGTAAACCTTGCTGCAACGATGGCTAAACGCTGCATGCGAGGGAAGGAACTTGCGACGCTTGCCGGTATTTCCGTTTCGAGTGTTTCCGGCATTCGGAACGGACGCAGCTGCTCGGCAGAGATGGCAAGCAAGATCGCAAGTGCTTTGAATGTATCCCTTAACGAACTTTTAGAAAAGGAGAAGTAAGAATGAATAACAAACTCACAGTATTCAACAACGCCGACTTTGGCGAAATCCGCACACTGGAAGAGAACGGTACGGTGCTGTTTTGCGGTATTGATGTAGCGACCGCTCTGGGCTATAGCAAGCCTCGCAATGCTTTGGCAACGCACTGCAAGGGAGCCCTGAAACGGGGCGCCCTTACCGATGGTGGCATTCAGGAAATGAGCTTCATTCCCGAAGGTGACGTTTACCGCCTTATCGCCCGCAGCAAGCTGCCGACGGCAGAACGCTTTGAAAGCTGGGTGTTCGATGAGGTTCTTCCCGCAATCCGCAAGAACGGCGGCTACATTGCCGGGCAGGAAACCCTTAGTCCCGAAGAACTGATGGCGAAAGCCCTGCTTGTAGCTCAGAAAACCATTGAGGAAAAGGACAAGCAGCTTACCCACGCTGCCGAACAGGCGAAGCTCGATGCACCGCTCGTCCATTTTGCAAAGGGCGTTACCGTGTCCAAAACGTCCATCCTGATTTTCGACTTTGCAAAAATTCTCCGCCAGAACGGCGCGGATATGGGCGGCAAGCGCTTCTTCGCATGGCTGCGTGAAAACGGCTACCTCGTCAAGCGCAGGGGCAGTGATTACAATATGCCTACCCAGCGCAGCATGGAGCTCGGACTGTTCGAGATCAAGGAAACTGTGATTACCCACTCGGACGGTCACACCACCATCAGCCGCACGCCGAAGATTACCGGCAAGGGACAGGTATATTTCTTCAACAAAATCCTCGGCACGGATATGCCGGAAGACATGCAGGGCTAACTCAATTACCGAACCTGGACAATTTTGACCGAGTTGCAGTTACGGACATTTTTGTCCGAAACTGCAAGCATGGGGGGGAGTAACGAAACGTGACCCCCATGCGCCATACACTTGAAAGGAGCAAAACCATGAGGCACGATGAATGTTGCTTGCTCTTCGCTAAACGCGATGAAGATACTCGTAAGAGAATTGCAGCGCTCTACCACTACGTCAACACATTACCGCTTACCAAGCATCAGCGCAGCAAGCTTATCCGGCTTGCCGAAGAAGCGCTGACCAGCGCTGAGGACAACGGATATCATTTCGCTATGTATGATGCCGGGTTTTGCGACTTCATGGAAGCCGCAGATCAGTTCTTCAAAAAGATATACGATGCCGTTTTTCCCGAAAATCAGGAAGTCCCATAAATCGGACACATTTTGTGCTTCACTTATAATGGAACTTGCATCGAACAGGTGTTCTATGAATTATTACCTTACAGGCGGGCGGTTTCGACAGCTTACGCCGGATTTAGGGAGTAAGCTAATCGCATACAACAGGAAAGGCAGGAATTAAACATCATGGACAACATCGACAAATTTACCGCAATGCTCAATTCATGCACAAATCCGCTGCGCATTTACAATGCGCTAAGAATGATCGCCGAACCGCCATTCGAGCAGCCCGACAATGTAACCGAGAAACGCGAGATCATCGTCGGAAAGGTTGCCGGACTTATCGAGCAGTCCGAGCGCCTTTAACAACTGGATAGACATTTCTCTTGTTACTTCCCCTGTTTCGGCTTTCGCCGGGGCGGGGGATTTTTTTTCGTCTGGATTTTCGAATGTTTCCAGATCATCAAGCGTATAGCCGAGCGCATGAACGATAGTTCGCAAAGTGCCATACTGCGGGTCTCTTGTCTGACCGGCAAACACTTTATTAAGCGTTCCTTTGGGAATATTGCACTCTTCACTAATTTGAGAGAGCGTTTTCCCACTTTTACGTTTCATTTCATTCAGCGCGTCAGTCAACATTTTATTCACTCCTTTCTACGCCCTTATTATACATCTATACGTGCAGCGGTGTCAATAAATAAATTACCGAATTAGGTAAAAATATTTCCGGCAGCCCCTTGACAGTTACCGAATTAGGTGATATTATAATAACACAGATTACCGAATACGGTAACAGGAGGTGAAAACATGAGATATATCGAAAAGGAAATGCCACGGTTCAACGTGACATATTTCGACATTCAGCAGACGCTGAATTGCAGTGAAAAGACTGTGCGGAACAAGATGCAGGGAATTACGGATTTCACCTATGGAGAAGCCCGTAATATCCGCGATGCGCTGTTCCCGGGTATGAGCATTGAGTACCTGTTCGACCAGCACGAGGACAGGGGCGCGTGAGGGAGGTGAGAGGGACATGGGGAAATTCCGAAATGTCAAGATCAGCTACCGCGACGGAAAGTGTCAAGAGCTGTTGGTTGACGGCGTAGATATGCGGTATGGCTGCATGGGCTACAAACTGGAGCACAAGGGCGGTCAAATGCCTTTGCTGACACTTGAAGTAAAGTGCGGTAGCGTACAGTACAACGGTGACGATGAAAGCGGAGAACCGCGACTGATCGTTCAGCCGCGGCCCGATTTTGAAACTATGGAATGAATTGAGAACAAAACGAAAGAAACTCTTTGATTTTGTCGGCAGTTTGTGTTTCAAGCTCTGCGATTGCAGAATCTTGAATGGTTACATTTCCGATAAGGTCTTGTGAAATGCAATTTTGACGACTTAATTCGTCAAGAGAATCCTCGATTGGTGGATACTGTTCCAGCAGTAAAGACCATTCACCAGAAGGAATATCAAAAACGGTGGCATCCGATTTTGATACGCCGGATTCTCTGCGGCGCAGATATGCTCGGTACATGAGCGCAAGCGCCTTTTGAGATTCTTTTGTTAGTTTTTCAATCATGAGTGACACCTCCTTTCTCGGCCATTATAACACGCCGAGAGAGGACACGCAACGGAGGTGATAACCGATGTACATAAACCCGTTTGTGGCGGGCGTGCTTGCCACACTGGGCGCAGAAATCGTGCTCCTTGTGCTCTACGCCGTTACGCATAAGGAGTAGCATTAGCAAGGCTTAGCGACGGCATAGCATTGCTGGGCAGTGCAAGGGCATGGCACAGCAGGGCAGAGCAGAGCAATGGCATAGCTGGGCGGGGCATCGCAATGGCAAAGCACAGCGTAGATACGCAAAGGAATTGCAAAGCGTAGACAGGCGTTGAAATGCCGCGCAAGGGCAAACAAAGGGCACACAAAAGGCAAACAAAGGGCACACCGAAAGGAGGGCAGAACATGGAGGAACGGAGCTACAAGGAACTGCGGCAGGAAGTGAAAAACGACCTGATACGGATGTACGGCGGCGCGGTGCTTTTAACGCTCGAACAGTGCATGAAAGTGTACGGTTTGAGCGACAGAAACGCTGCAAAGAAGGTTATTCGTGCGCCGAGAGTTCCCGGTGAAAGACGGGTAGTTTACTACATCGGCGACGTTGCAAGCGACATCGCAAAGCGGCGCGTCGGGAACGTCTGAGGGCAAACCGAGGGCAGTCCAAGGGCAAACAAAGGGCAGTCCGAGGGCAGACAAAGGGCAACAGAAGAAGAAGGCAATAAAGCAATACAGCAATAACTACTCTCTCTCACTAACGTTCGAGAGAGTAGGACGCACACACACGACAGGAGGAAAAAACCATGACTATCAACCCCGTACTTTTCGGCGTACTCGCCTGCATCTTCACGCAGCTCGTGCTGCTGTTCGGGTGGGGCTTTTACCACCGCGTTCTCAAGGACGAGCTGCACAAGCGCATTCAGCGCATGGCTCGACTGCCGATGAACACACGCCGATGACCGACGGCATCAGGCGGCGGAACGTAATCCGCGAGATGCAGAAACGCACGATCGGCGAGGCGCTTTACTCGAAGAAGATCGGCAGAAAGCCGAACGCAAGCGCTAAGAAAATCGGCGTACTGCCTGCACGGCAAGGGCAAAGCAGGGCATAGCTTGGATGTGCAGAGGCAAAGCGCTGCAAGGCGAGGGCATAGCGAAGCAGAGCGAGGGCATAGCAACGCAGTGCGCTGCAACGGCAAGGCATAGCATTACAAAGCTATGCGAGGGCAAAGCTTGAGGAACGAAACAGGAGGACAAAAAAATCATGAAAAAGCTGAAAATTCACGTGACATTCACCGAGGGCATTCTCGGCACGGCAACCGCAGACCCGGAAATCTACAGCCGGTTCATCGGCTCGAAGAGCCCGGACGCGGCAACACTGCCGGAGGAAGTCGCGGCACTCGGTGAGGACGCAATCGTCGAGAGAGGCACGACCATATTCCCTAAGGACGAGGACGGCACGCCCTTTCTCTGGGACTACCAGATCAAGGGGTTCTTCAAGGATGCCTGCGGAATGCTGGCACGTCTCAGCGGCAAGGACCCCGAAACCGGCAAAAAGCGCAAGGCGGTAAACGAGTCCGGCAAGCTGACGGCGTACAAAAAGGTCATCGACGGCCTGATCTTCGTCGAGCCGCGCCGCATTCGGCTCGATACCCCGGGCGCAATCACGATCTGCCAGCGTTCGCTGCGTGCGCAGACCGCGCAGGGCGAGAGAACCGCACTCAGCAGCAGTGAGGAATGCCCGGCGGGCACGACGTGCGAAATGACGATCCTCTGCTTGGACGATGCACACGAAAAAGCAGTGCGCGAGTGGCTGGACTACGGCGCACTGCGCGGTATCGGACAGTGGAGGAACAGTTCGAAGGGACGGTTCAAGTGGGAGGAGGTCAAGTGATGAAATGCTACAAGGGATTCGACAAGGACTTGCGCTGCAAGGACTTTCAGTACGAAATCGGCAAGGAGTACGAAACCGAGCGGGCGGAAATCTGCGAGGAGGGCTTTCACGCCTGTGAGTTTCCGCTCGATGTGCTGCGGTATTACAATCCGGCAGATAGCCGGTTCTGCGAGGTCGAGCTCGACGCAAACGAGCAGACGCGCGACGACAGTAAGCGCGTCGGAAAGAAAATCAAAATCGGCGCGGAAATCGGGCTTTCCGGACTGGTTAAGGCTGGCGTGAAGTTTATCCTCGAAAAAGCTGATTTCGAGAATGCGAAAGCCACGAACACCGGCGACTGTAGCGCAGCGACGAACACCGGCAACCGTAGCGCAGCGACGAACACCGGCGACTGTAGCGCAGCGACGAACACCGGCAACCGTAGCGCAGCGACGAACACCGGCGACTGTAGCGC